CGTTTAATTTTACCCAAAAAGAATAGAACGCTTCTTTACCATCTGCCGCACCAGTAAGATTAGAACTTAAAGTTAATCCATCGTTGCTACCGTCAAATGTTGCTGACGTAGGAAAGTAAGTTTGTGTTGCTTCAAACAATTCAGAGGCATCGTTGATCTGATAAAAACCATCGTTTGTTGTTTCTGATACATCTGCCGGAACACCAAACACTCCATCTTGAACAAAAGCTCGTGCTGTGTAAGGATAAGCAGACAAGCCGCCAGCGTTTCCAAACCAGTATAACGGTTTAGAACTGTTTAAAAATCCATGATCTCTAGCTGTGTCTGGATTTGTTTTTACATCAAAAGCTGTGATTTCAGTTCCGTTAACGTGAATTTTACAAGACGCATCAGTAGTTAATCCTGTATTAAAAGCAATATGAAAATCCATCCAAGCACTAACGTCACGAAATACTTGAGTCGTATGTCTTTCAATTCTGGCTGTTGAGTTATCAACTTGAAAAACCTTAAAATGTAATTTGTTATTAGCATCAAATTCTAAAATAATTGCATTTTCAGTATTTCCATTTGCTTGTTGGTACAGCAAAAACTGACGAGTATCTAACTTTACTCTTTTTACAACAATGTCAATTGTAGATATTCGCGAACTAAAACGAGGTTTAGAAAATGTTCTAGATAAATAATCGCCGCTACCCTCTGGCAAAGCACTGCCAGCTATAACAAACCCAGTAGATTGAGCTGAACTAATTATACCTAAAGGCCAGTGCATTATGCCACCACCGCATGCGCACCTGTCATTAACCAAGTGTTATCAGCTATTTTAAATATAGTAACAGCAGCATACTGTGCGTTCATAGCTCCAGTACCAGTACTAACACCATTAAGTGTTACACCTGTTCCACCTGTAATTGATGCTATTCCAGCACCAAGGTTATAAATATCTATTTGTGTTCCAGTAGGAAAAGGAATAGTTCCATGAGGCGGTATAGTTATTACTTGAGTACCAGCATTAGAACTAGTAACAATTTTACCAGCGTCAGCTAATGCTAATGTATAAGTGGTTCCTGTTTGTGCATTAAGTGTTCTTGATATACCACTGTACGTTGCTTTAACATTAGCTGGAGTTACTGCACGATTTGTAGCTGATCCTGTTAATGTTTCAGCATCTGTTGCTAGTTCTACAACACCTTCAGATGTTGCAGTAGCAGTGGCATTCTGACTTATAATAGTAGCTAACCAGTTATCAGGAGAAGCATTATCACCAATAAAGTGTATAACTTGTCCAACAGCAGTTAGTCCCGAATAGTTTGCGGCATTGCCATTAATTCGATCAGTTCCGTCTCTTACTATACTAATTGGATTATCAACATTACTTACTTGAAACCCAAATAACAAACCGTCAGAGTCTCCAATTGCTGGTAAGTTAATCGTTATAGTACCTCCAGTAGCATTTAATATGTAGTAATCACGAGCATCAGCTACTTCTAAGTTTGTAGTACCGGTTGTTAGTGTAGTAACAGCACCCCAACCTTGTGCAGCAGCCGTTGCAACTGATGCTGAGTTAGCAGCAGTAACAACATCAGCATTTGTTGCGACTTTATCAGCCGCTGTAGCTACTGTATCAGCACGAGTAAGTACTTCATCTGCATGTGTTAATACTACATCAGCGTTAGTTAATACCACATCTGCTGCGGTTTCTACTAGATCAGCAGCAGTGTCAATTGTGTCTTGATTAGTAGCGGCTAAATCAGCAGCAGTTAATACAGCACTAGCAGCAGCCTTAGTAGCATGATGTAATGCACTATAACTACCTGATATTACTTCAGTATCTTCTACTTCAATTGCCCATCGTTTAGCTGATCCATCAGGAAGTTGTGTAACTGTTCCAATAGCATAGGCTTTAGAACTATAATCTGAACTATTAACTAATCCAGCTAACGATGATGCCCAACTTTCTGCCAGTGCTACATCAGAAAACAACTCCCAATAAGTAGGATTATCAACACGAGTAGCTGCAAATAGACCAATGCTTGTAGTTGTGTGAGCTACAAGAGCAGTCCAAATAGTACCACCTTCAGGGTCAACATATCTTTGTCCAACTGTTACACCTATGGCATTCTGCCATACACCCTGCATCTCATTGATAAGTATAAAGTTAGCAAAAATAGCATCAATAGATCGCCAGTTGTCGTGTTCATTTGTATGCCAAGGAATCTTATTAAAATCAATAAGCTCCAAGTTGTAGTTAGGAGTTCTATCAGCCATTAATACAATCCTTAAACGTCTATTTCTGTACCAACTACCTGCATGTTCATTGCCACCATTGTTAGTGTACCAATAGTATAAGTAACAGTATCACCAGCAGATAAGTAATATTCAAATGGTGCTGGAGAAACAGTTAACAATGCAGTAGCACCAGTAGGAGCAGCAGCAGTTTCTGGATTAACTAACAACGTACTGTTAGAATGCAAGAACCTTGCAGCGGTCATATTAAGTATTACTGCAACATTGATACCATTTACTGTAATAGTTAAATCACCTGTACCAGTTGATCCATGTGATGCACCTGCCCACATGATTTTACATCGTGCAGCTTTACCTGATGGTACTGTATATACAGTAGTAGTTGCTGCCGTAGCAGTAGTAGCTTCTCCTAATACGCCAATTTTATCAGACATACTTATTCTCCTTTAGATTGATGCACTACCATAAGCGATAGTACGTGGGATTCCTAATGACAATGCTCGTACTCTACTAATACGGACATCAACTTCCTCTGGTGTTATGAAGTTATAGAAAGATTGTGCACCAGCTACACTAGTCTTACTTTGTAATGCTGTTATCTCATTGTATATTACAAGCATTTGAGCACGAAAAGTAGCCTTGCTCACTTTTACATTGTCTACTGGGAATGTTACGTCAACTGCACTAGCCATTGTTATCTCCTTGGTGATCCTTTTAAATATGCAAGAGAAACTGAAACAAACTTCAAAGCACTAACAGCATCTCCTGTTATACGAAACTTCTGTAACTTATACTTAGCCGTCCATGCATATAGTTGTTCTAATCTTGTAGGACGGCCTCCTCCAAAATCTTCTCCGAACTGATCATTACCAAATCCTGGACTATCACCACCTTCAAATACCATAGACAAAGTAGGATCTAAAACATCAACATCCCAACCAAGTCGATCATCAAACTTAAGATCATCATTCTCCCAATCTTCTCCTAAGTCATTAGTATCCTTATAGATGTTATCAGTAAACATTTCAACAGTGAACCGATCATCACCGACTGTATCAAAATTAATGTAGCGACTGTTCTTTACAAGGAATCTATCTTTGTTATCTGACCAAGGAAGTTCCCAAGTATATTTAATCGGTATACCACTAGCAGTTACATCAGCCACAGGACTCCATCCGTGGTAATCAGTGAATGCTACTTCATCATCAAACATTTCCTGATCACCCATGTAATCTAAATGGATGTCACTTTTAGGATCAGAAGCTTCTCCTAACTGATATACCTGTGTACCATCACATAAGAAGATATTCTTTAACGCTGATCGACAACCACAACGGAACTTCCAATTGCGCCAATCCTGCCAAGACTCAATCTTTAGTTTCTTATTTCGTTTGTACACAAAACAGCGATACTCTGTCATCTGACTTTCATCAGTAGCATTAGGTATGAACAACATATAATTACTATTGGCACTATCCCATAATGACCAGACATGATCTTCAATTGTGACAGTTGATTCTAGTGTTTCTATTGCTGTATGGTATTCGGGATCAACTAGATATGATTGTCTATCACTAGTAACACTACCAGTAAACAATGCACGACTTACGGCAGACACTCCATTGATATCTCCAAAGAGCATATCTTCCCCAATTGTCTGTATGATTCGATGAGACAGTGCTCCAACATTTTCAATTGCGTCATCGAATGTAGGTTCGTGATTACTACTAGAATCATAAACTCCTAGCTCTCCCGGTAATACTGCATCTTCAAACATCACCATTAACTTGTCACGAAAACGTCCTAGACCTTTAATTGATTGTGATCCAGAAGGTACACGAGAACCTAAGTCAATGTTAACAGCATCATTAGGAGCAGAATCTCCTAACCAAGTACCACCAACATCAGTAGCAGAAATGAATAATCTGTCTTCTTCACCAGCTACAAATGATCCAGCCATAACAAGAAATCTACCATGAGCTACAATGAAACGAGCGATAGGAGTATTAGCATTAGACTCATCAGCTAGATCAATTGAGTAAGTAACACGTAAAGAAGGTGTGATTAATACAGGTTTGTTTACTCCATTAACTACGTATAACTCTCCATTGAATACAGCGAANGAAGCAAAACTGGTAGCACTCCATCCAGCAGGATTGCCCGGAAGTTCTTTTGCCCAATCATCTGACCATATTTCATTTACTTTACCTACACTATCTACAGAACACATCTTTCCGTTCTTACCCACACAAATAATGTATCCAGAGAAGTACTCACAATTTATTATCTCATCTAGTACGTCACTAGTATCAGCAAAAAGTTTCGTTCCGGGACGTATTTCATTAGCACCATCAACACCACGTTGCATATTCTCAAGGATCTTAGAGAACTTAGTATCTAGATTCAGATCATTATCTACAACATTCCAACCACCAGAGAAATCTCTGATAGTTGCATTAAGCAATACATTTTGACGTTTCACTTGTTGTGATCGTCCTCTAGGCCCAGAAGGGAAAAGAAATGTATCTACCATTATGCTAAAGCTACAAAGCTAAATGTCTGTGGTAATGCAGTAACAGGATCAAGACTGATAGGAGCAGAGTTGAATGTATTCTTTAACTGTTTAATTCTAGCTTCAAACAGTAACTGAAACTTTTGTGTAGCATTAGGATTAGTTCCATCATCTTCTAGATAATCGAACACAGCCCCTAATATTAAAGCTTGGTCATCAAAGTCTATATTATCTGTACTTATAAATGTGTCAGGCTTTGTACGATATTGTACAATTATGTTGCCTGTTGCACTTTTAGGCCATATCTGGAACACACGAGATGTCTTATTGATATCAGTAGAACCTAATGATTCATAATGAATAGGCGTGTTACCACTTAACGTATATGGATTAGTAGTAAGAGGACTCATCTTAGTTAAAGGAGTAGTCGAAGCATCAGGGAAGATTACTCTAATGTCTTCATATCTTTTAAGTAAAGTAGTTAAGTCTGTTGTAATGATTCCTATTGTTCCATCTAATGTAAAAGTTCCCCAAGTAAGAAACTGAGGCCAAAATACTTCATCAAATAAAACATCAAACTTATGTTGTATCATCTCAGCGATACGATCTTCTGCATAAGTCTGTACACCAGTACCAGCTACCATAGATAGTCGATCTGCTGTTCGTACGATTAACTGTGATAATGTAGACATATATAATCCTTAGAAGCGGTGGGAGAGCGAAGGGGAGGCTAAGACTCTCCCACCTATCTTCAATGTCTAGCCTTTAAAGTGCTCGACACCGTGAAGATCGCTTGTGTTACACAAGTAACGAACTTCTTGCACGATAGAACCATCACTAGCTGATGCACCATCAAACGTACCACGAGGATCACCCGTAGTAGCAGTCTGTGGGTCAGTAGTAATAGCCGCTACCATACTACCAGCAGCAATAACACCATTTTCGGTATCACTAAGCATACTAGTAGCAGCATACGGTAAGCCGAGTAGATCAGCCCAACCTACATCAACAGTATCACTAGCTGCTCCAGTAGCAATGTCTATTCTATCGACATACTTAAAAGCTTTTTTGCCAGCGATAACTCCAGTACCACTAAGAGTAAAGTTCTCTTTCATAACTTGGCCAAGATAGTCCCGACCAGTAATTGTGCATACATGATCAGATCCAGAACTACCTGTGCAGGATAAATTACGACCATATTTAGCGTCAATCATTCCGGCAGTACTAGTTAAACTAGTAGAACTACCATCAAAGGTATTTTTATAATTAGCAGAAGTGAAGGAAGTAGCTGAGTTAGTAGCACTTACTCCGTCCCAAATACCATCTGCATCAAGAGCAGCAGGAGCACCGAGAGATACGATAACTGCATTCCCAACTACGTCAGCAGCATATTCCATATTAGGAACATACTGTGAAATAGAACGAGGGTAGTTATCTGCGGTTACTTTAGACATAACGTATTTCCTTTATGTTGTTACGTGATGAACTTTAGAATTTTTAGTAACACGTTCTTTTTGTTCTGACCGAGAACGAAGAGAAGCTGTTTGGGCTACCCCCATATCGTCACCAGTTTCCATATTTACTAAATGTGGATCGTTCAAAAAGCCTTGGCGTGTCATTTCTTCTTCAGTCCAGACATGGATACTAGAACCGTTAGGAAAATAAACCATCCATCCAGCGTCTACTTCTGTGTCTTCATAATTAAAGCCACCAAGTAAAGTAGGGATATCATTCTTATCTAAGACTGGTTCTCCCTTACTATTTAACTGTACAATAGGTTTAGCTATCCTACGTTTTCCTTTTCCATCTAACTTGTGTACTTCAAATCTAGGTTTGATGTTCGTGTTACTCATCCCCTTACTCTCCTTTATTACGAGTTAATCAAAACTGCATGTGTGCGGAAGGCTTTCCACATACACCATTGTCCTTGCCATACAACACGACGACCATGCGCATCAATCGTCCAAGGAGCTACTAACTCTTTGACCTTCATGTTTACATGTTTAAGAATGTGAAGTCGTAAGTACTTACTATTAATAAAGAATGCTTTATTAACAGGGCAATCTTCGTCGTACATCATTGGAATGTTCTGATGCTTAACACCAGAAAAACCTAAGTCCATCATCTTCTTACCAGAGTTAGATTCTGACAAGTTGATAACAACCTTATCACGTACAGCAGTGCGATAGTGACGGAACATATTACGTCCACAAAGAATAACATCAGGCTTATCGCCCTTAAGAGTAAGATCCATTAGGATATCATCAAATGCTTCTTCGATGTTCGTAGAGTCCAAGTTACCATTGAAATCATAAGCAGATGGTCGCCATTGAGTTTCATTAGCACGATTGATGTTACCAACAGTACCAGTGGTAGGATCATCAGGAATAAGTAAACCTAAACCTTGTGGATCAGTACCAGCACCAGAAGCATACAAGTACTCAGAGAATTTCTCTTTGATACTTTCTTCTAGTACGTCGATCTTAGCTTTCATCAATTTAAAGATTTGAGCAGAACCTTGGTTCTCATCTTCTTCTTGATCACTAATAACAACAGAACCAGCTACGCGTGCCCAGTTATATGTTACAGTATCAAATTCACTTGTCTGAGCGATTGGTTGCTCATCAAAGTATTCATAAGAAGTGATGTTAGGGTTACGACCCAAAGTTAATGGGTTAGTAATTTCGTGACCACCGTCTTCGAACTCAACACGATTGTTAGCAAAAGCCCATGCCATAAGAGCATTAGACTTAATACTAGCCAAGATAAGTTTCTTACGAGACTTAGTTAGTGTTGATTCAAGAACTGTGGCAATAGGTGACGATGCCATATTATTAGTTCCTTATTAGTTTATTCCTGCTTCCGACATTGCTTGTCTAATAATGTCGTCAGTGCTTGTTGAAATATCAGCCACTTGTGCAGTATCGGTAACCAGATTAGGGGTTACTCCACCACCTTCAGGAGGCTGCGGTTGCGCATTAACTCTAGCTTGTTGTTGCTGTGGCTGAGACTCTTGCTCTTGTTGCAACTGTGCTAGGGATTTCGTCCAGTCTAAACCACGACTAGCGTAGTAAGATTGGAGTTTATAATACGCAGCTTCAACATTAAGAGATGGCTCTTGTTGCAGTAGCCGGGTTAAAGAGTCTTCATGTACTGCACTATCGGGATACTTTGAATTAAATTCATTGTATATTGTCTCTGCGCGATCATGTGCTTCTTGTGATTCAACTCTTTCTTGTTGTTCACCTAAGATAGGAGCTAATGCATTATCAAGCATTTGCTTGACAGCTTGCATATCAGTCCCACCTGAAGTGATTCCATCTACATTATGCCCGTTAGACTGAGCTTGTGTCAACATGTATTGTATAGCCTCTACAGGATCGTTCTTGTAAGCTGCTATAAGTTGTGCACCTGTTGTTACTTCTTCGGGAGATAGTCCGTACTGAGTACCAACTGTTCCAGCATTGTTAATTGCTTCCATCTGAGACTTAATAACATTTAACTCGTTACTAGCTTGGTCTGCTCTTTGCTTCTCACGTTGGGCAGTTTCATAGAACCTTCGTTCTTTTCCTCCTCTTGCAATAACATCTCCGTTTGCATCAACGAGGTCTTGGGGACCACGAGATTGTTCTTGTTGCTCAGTTGTACTGCTTCCGTCAGGATTTTGGTCACTACTGGCTGTAGATGTTTGCCCAGAAGCGTTCGCCTCCGTTCCCGAATCTTCTTCTTCCGTACCATCGCTTGTAGTCGGTTCATCCCCTTCTCCCATACTGTTTAGAATTGCTTCATCAGTAGTAAGTAACCCATTATCTTCGTCCATTAAGTCATCCCCTTAATTCATTGTAGCCGCTTGAGGAGGTTGCTGTTGTGCTTGACCTTCTTGTTGCGGTGGTTGTTGTGACATTGCACTTTGCAATGCTTCTTTCGGTGATACTCCAGATTCAATAGCACTCTGTACTTGTTGTTTTAACTCTGGAGGTAGTTGTGCCAAAATCTCTTTTATCTGTTCTGGACTTGCCGTTCCTATATCATTAGGACCACCTGACTGACCTTCTGCTGGTGGTTGCTCTGCTCCTGATTGTTGTTCAAGTGCTTGTTGTAACTCTTGCCAATCTTCTTCTCTCATTGTTACTTCATCAAATGCCTTCTCCATTACTTGCATCATCATCTTAAGTACTGGACCGGGAGCAGCATTAACAAATTGACCTAGTACTTGTCCAAACTCTAATGCCTCTTCTTTCTTAGCAGCACTAGTAGGCTTCTTAGTTGATCCACCTAATACTGTATGAGACA